TTGTCGTGATCTTGGACTATTAGAGAGATGTCCTCATACCACCTCTCGTTCTCTATTTTAATGCTCAAGTACCGTGGGGTTAGGTCTCCGTCAGGACGTTCGATCTTTACTGACTTGATGAGTCTGCGGGCTTGCCATCTGCGGTGAGCCTGGGCCGCTACTGTGTCGTCCCACTCGAATATTTTATGGAGTGGGCTGTCCACATTAGTCGCGGCTTCGAGGACGATGTCCGTAGTCAAGCGACCGTGTACATCGTTCAGGGCGCTCAGTGCCTGATCTACGCTGCTCTCGCTACGCATCACGCTGCTTCCTCCATCTCTGAGGCGGCATCGACGACTGCGCCTTCAGCGACTGTAAACCGGCCAAAGTCACCGTCCTTCTCGGGACGCCAGTCTCCCACTCCCACAGAGTAACCAGCGCGGAAAAACAGATTGGCAATTTGTTCTGGGCTGATCAGCGCCGAATCGTAGCTGATACGGAGAGTAGTTGACCAGTTAGTGATTTCTGGCCTGTAGCGCAGATCAGCAGAACCATTCTTGAGCCGGACAACGTCAGTCCTCTCAATGGCATCGCCGTGGATACGGACACAGTCCATCTGACTGGCTTTGTCCCTCCCGTCTGGCAGGACAAAGAACATCTGCCTCGCGTCTGTCATGGTGATGCCGTCAACCATCTTCGCCCCCCTGATGGCACACTTTTTGAAACCCGCGCACGGGAAGCCAAAGGAGCCGTCTTCGAGCCTGTAGTACGAGGCTTCGTACTCGCTCTCCGGGTCTCGCGCCCCACGGGGCTTCTTCGCTCCGTCTCCCTGTGCGTCGGCAATTTGGCGACGGGCCTTCTCGCCGAAATTATGCATGACAAGGCCGGTAGTCCCCTTGATCGTGAGATGTAGGATTCTCTCTTCTGGAGGAGCAATCATAATGCTAGTTGTGCTCATAACGTCGTCCTCTCTCTCTTCAGTGCAGGAACATCGCGGGTGCGGTTCCTGTGGCGCAGCGTCACATATGTAACTTATGGCATATGCGGTGTCAAGCGTTTAATTTATTTTTTCCTCGACTGCGTTGCCACGCCGGGCCCAGACTTACCAAGACTCGCTCAGACCTACCAAGACTGCGTTGCCCGACCAAGCCAACGACGGGCCCCGACTTACCAAGACTGCGTTGCCCGTCCCAGCCTTGCCGAACTATGACTTGACTGCGTTGCCAAGCCTCGCCCGACGGCGCCATCCCGGCCAAGACTTACCAAGACTGCGTTGCCCGACCAAGCCAACGCCGGGCCCAGACTTACCAAGACTGCCTCGCCATCCATGACTTATCTAGCCCTGCCAAACCCGGACGGGACGGGCCTTGACTGCCCTGCCTTGCCAATGCCCTGCCTTCCACAACGGGACTTGCCCAGGCTTACCCTGACTGCCTTGCCAATGCCCCGCCCTCCACAACGTGACCTGCCGAAACGTGACTGGACTTGACTGCGTTGCCGACCACGCCAACCGGGCCCAGACTTACCAAGACTGCCTTGTCAAACCAGACCATCCAAGCCCGGAATTACCACCCGGGCCAAGACTGCCTTGCCAAATCAGACCACCCAAGCCCGGAATTACCACCCGGGCCAAGACTGCCTTGCCAAATCAGACCACCCAAGCCGAGCCCCTCCTGGACTGCGTTGCCTTGCCTCAACTTGCCTACCTTGCCACCCTTGACTGCCTTGCCCCGCCAACGCCTGGACGCCCTTACCCTCCCGGCCTGGACCCGACTGGACTTGCCGTCCTTGACTGCGTTGCCACACCGTGCCAAGCCGAGCCCATCCTGGACTGCGTTGCCCCGCAAATCGCGCCCTGCCAAAACAGGACTAAGATTTATCCTATATAGCGCATAAAAAAAGGCGTGCCAAGAGGATTAATTTTTAAATCCTTTCAGTTTCTTGCAACGCTTGCAAAGTCGGTTCCCAACCCATTCAGAAGCAAAATCTTTGCCGCAAAGTAGGCATTTTCGCGTAGCTTCGTTTGCATTGCGTGATTCTGGCTTGGAGGAGTATGACAAAGTATGCCGTTTATCTGCATCGTCGGGGATATTCACTCTCCTGCCTCATCTATAGCCTTCTCTTTCGGACCATATAATTCAGAGACTGGTCCAGGGTCCGTGGTCCCGCATTCTGGACAATAGTAGACTGGCTGCCAATTAATTTCGTACAGCTCCTCGCGTTCCGATCCACAGTTTTTGCAGATGCTTTGCCTGTAGGTCATGCGTAGGATCGCTTTGGCGGAAAACCGGTCGTGTCGAGATTGCTTCGAATAGGGAAAACGGGTACGTGGTGCTTTCGATTCCTACCCTCGGAGACCCCCCTTTTTTCCGGCAAATCTATCCCCACCTCGATGCCGTAATCGCGCTTCCTCCAGTAGTAGAGGATACACTCTCGCAGATGTTCGGCGAATTTTTGTTCCGTTTGCAGGGTCTGTTTAAATGCCATCAGGGTGCTCCAGATCTTTCTCCGGGACTGTACCCTGGCTGTCGCAGACTTCGCAATCGCGGTATCCCGTATGCTCTCCATCGCTGTCCGGGACGTAGCCGTTCCCGCCACAGGCGGGGCAGACTTTTGTAAAGGTCATTGGTTCGTCCTTCTGCGGAATATGTGTAGGTCTTATCCTATATATTTCGCGATTATCCTATATATTTCGCGAAAATGTGTCAACAACAAAAAAGGCCCCGTGGAAAAAGGGGGAACCACAGGGCCAGTAGAGGGAGGAGCACTTATTCTAGGGAGCGTTTTCCACTTCTGCAAGCAAATCTGTGTCAGCCTGGAAAACCCTTTGTATAAGATTTATCTAATTAATGCAAGGGCGCTTTTGCTTTTTCATCAACCCATGTCCATTGCTCATGGTCCACTGTTCCGGCTCCATCAAAAAGAACAGCCATCCTTCCCAGCTTTTCTCCGTTATCAACGTCAAATAACTCGGCAGCACCGTTGTCTGCTTGCTGCATGAGGACAGCGAATCTTAAAGTCATGTGGGCAAAGTGACGGGCCTCCTCAAGATTGGAAACCAGAACAGAGGTCTCCTCTGATTTGCCCTGGCCTATGCAATATTCGATTCGGCAACGGAGGAGGTCAGATTCCATTACTGTTTTCTGCCATTTTTGAATTTCTCCGGCTCATTACCCCATACTGACCAGCCCGGACGTCTTGTCCGGGCAAATAATTCAATCCTCGATATGTCACCCATCAATTCGACAATTCGTCGTGCGACTTCATCTGGTTTTCTGGAGTGCTCACGTCGTGCCGCAACTACTAATCGCCGCACACTCGCGGATTGGCGCTGTGGTTTTCCTCTTGTAGCGAGAAGACAAAGCTCTGAATTAGCTCTTGTCCAATAGCCCATGCCGGTGAAAAAATCATCGGCACTCCACAACGTATTTGGTGCATTTTTGTTTAGCTTCGCCCAAACGAATGCAATTGTTTTGTAATTAAAGCTCCATTTTTCTATTAAATCAAGAGCTTGAGGTAGCATGGGGTCGGTGGTCCAGAGAAACAAGGAGCAGTCATCTTCTGCTAGATCCGCGACAGGAAGCTCGCGGATCTGTTTCATACTCAGGCATGTATAATGCTGCTCGGCGGATCGGCCTTTGCCTGATTTACTCCAGGTTTTAAATGTCCATGGAGGATCGGCGTAGATGACGGAGAATTTACTGTTCCGGTTCAAACTTGGTGAGAGCATAACGTTTGAACAGCTTTTCTTAGACGGTCCACTTCTGCTTTCAAACTAGTTATCTGAAGCTGGCTCTCGTCTTTTTCCTGCATCATCTTGCTGGCTAGAACCCCTATCTTATACAAAGTGCGTTCTAACTCAGACCCAGACTTTCCCCGTTTTGTCAGGAACACTTCACAGGGGTTTCCAAAAACTGGGTCAAACCCTACTGTGACCGCAAAAGTAAAACCTTCCCCCGCCACCTCTTCGGTGAAACTAGGTCGCCTGTTTGGGGGGTCGCTCATCTTTATTCACTTGTTCGAGGATATGGGTAAATTCACCGCTTATCGTGCGATGGTTTTTCACTGCCCGTGCCTTCAGCTTTTTGTATGTCGTAATTGCAATTACGACAGATTTCCATTTTTCCGCATTCATTTAGTTACCACCTTTCAATGTGGGATGATACGCGATTTCCCCCAAAACATCAAGTGCTCTTGAGGTTCCCCCAGTTGGAGCCAAGAGAAATGTCGGTTGGCGACGGCACTTTTAATTCAACAGCCTTTTCCATAATTTTCTGGATTTCTTTGACCTCCGTCAAATCTCTGACTGAGAAGGCTAATTCATCATGTATCTGAATAAGGGGAGACTTCCCGGTTTTATATATTTCTGCCATAGCCTTCTTGGTTTGATCGGCTGCTGATGCTTGTATCAACCGGTTCAGGGACTTGTAGGTATAGGCTCTCTTAATGTTGTTCCCGTACTCGATGGTCGCTTGTTCTTTTGGAAGAGCCTTGGAACTCACAAACAGGTTAGGTTCCCACAAATTGAATCGGCATTTTCGACCTAGAAGAGACCGTATAAACCCTGTTCCCATGGGGCCTCCCACTCGACGCTGGATAAAGTCTTGAAGCTCTTTAACAAATGGAACTTGGACGTGATACTGGGAGATAATAATTTTTGCTTCCTCTAGTGTTACGTCTAGCTTCTCGGCCAACTTGGTTTGACCCATCCCATAGAGAAGCGCAAGATTAATGGTCTTGGCTTGCTTACGTGGAATTTTAGCAATATCAGCAACCATCTGATGGAAATCTGTGTCTGGGTTGTTGCTGTAAGCTTCTACAAATAAATCGGACCCCGTCAGTCCTCTTTTACCAGTTAGGTTGGCATAGTGGACCAGGATACGTGGTTCCTGTTGATTGTAGTCTAGGCTTGCCCACTTCTCTCCTTCTTCCGGCAGAAACAACCCCCGGATAGCTTTGGCAAAGCGGGGGTTTCGAGCCGGGATCTGTTGAAGGTTTGGGTTTGACATGGACAACCGTCCAGATACGGTGCCGCCACCCTCTGATCGCAACTGGTTGATGTGCCCGTGAATGCGTCCGTTTTCGGCGTAACGGAATATGGAAGACAGAAAGGTGTGACCGATCTTGTCTGTCTCTCGTGCTTGGGCAATTTGTTGGGCCACTGGGTGAGGGTGGTTCTGGAGAAAGTTTTTTGTGAATGAAGGCAGCCCTGTCTTGGTGCGTCCATACGGAATATTGTGGTAATCGAACACCTTCGCAATCGAAGAGGCTGCCCAGAGTTCACAGCCAAGCCCAGTTTCTTTCTTTATCTTGGAAAGAATAGATTTAGTTTCACGCAAGAGTTTTTGCTTGAGACGTTCTGCTTTTTCCAAATCAATTCGGACACCGTTCCAGGTCATGTTAATGCAGAGGGGGAGAACTTCAGCTTCCAGATCAAAAATCTGCCACAGGTCTTCCTGGGAGAGGAGTGCCTTGAAATGCTGCCACAGATCCAGCGTCAGTCTTGCATCGGCTTCCGCATATTCTCCAACATAGGCAGCGGGTAGCTTGTACATTTCCGCCTTTGGGTCGATGCCAAATTCTTCGGCGGCTTCGCGGAGGGCGGCTTCGCTTTTCATTTCTCCCAGATAATCGTAACAGACACTATTTAAGCTGTAGTAGCGTCTATTTTCATCAATCAAAGGGGCGGCTAACATGGTATCGATTAGTCGCCCCTCCACCTTAATGCCCAATCGTCGGAGCCATCCCACATCATAAGAGGCGTTGTGAAATATTTTGTCAGCAGGGTGCTTGGCTATTTCTCTCGTAAACCATTTCTTAACATGCCCCTTGTCGAGGTTGCCGCCACCCTCATGCCCAAATGGAAAGTAGGAGTTGAACCCTTCGTAGGCTACGGCAATGCCGATCACCTCTCCGTTACTCGTAGGCCACCCAGGTCCGTGGGTCTTGAGTCGTGGATCTTTAGTCTCTAAGTCTATGGCGATTTCCTTGATCCCGTCAGGAGTAACGGGGAGTTCCTCCACGGGAACCCACTCGGTCTTCACGCCGAATTTTGGTCTTTTTAAATTTTCTTTCATCTAGGTATCCACCAGTCAATTTTTATTTTTGGCATACCGAATTCAACCCTTCAAGGAAGCCTTGGATTGTAGTAGCTCGACCAATCGTCTGACGTACCACTCGGCCTTTTGAGCATCAATTATGAGGGCGTTGGTTTCCTTGAACCGGTATCGAACTAAATATTTAATCGCGTTTCCCACAAGAACTGCTTCGTCACCGGGCAAATCTCGAACGATATCCATGATAGTTTCGATGGTTTCCAGCTTTGCGCGATGGTAATAGCTGGGAGAAATAAGATCGGTCACAGCATCCATCCTCTTTGCCAATCTTCCGGCATTTTCAGGACTAGGTTTTCTTTTGTGCGAGTGATACCCGTGTACAACACCCGGTATCCGTCGTCAGGATTTTTTGTCATTTCTTCGAGAGCTTTGCCAGACAGGTCCAGCATGAGGTAAACGTTGTCGGCTTCTCCTCCTTTAGCACCATGGATTGTGGATAGTCGTATCTTTGGCTTGCTATTAAGGTCAACTCCCCGGTTTAGGAGTGTTGAGGCATAGGCCCGGTCTTCTGGTTTAATTCGGTCCAGTACCTGATCCCATGTTCCCGTTGCCTCTAATCCAAAATGCTCGTGTAAAAGACCAAGGGTGAAAACATCCTGTTCGTTTGCGGATTTCAGCAGGGTCTTGGCACCGCGCTGCAATCGCCCATCCTCGCTGGAAATATGCGTGTAAAGATTTTGGGCTTCGCTCAAACTAATTTCCCTGTTTGGACCGGTGGTGAGATAGGTCCACGATGAAATCGCAGACCGGACTCTCTTGGAAAGGGACGGAGTATTGAACCGTTCAAAGAAATAACCACTGGTTTTAAGATAGGCACCAATTTCATTTAGCATATAATTTGCTTGGGCGAGTATAAGCCATTGATCCGTAAAGTCTATTCCGTAGTGATCGTGGACGAAGCGCGTACTTCCATCCGCGTCTCGGGGTGACCATTCCTTTTTCTGGCGACGGCGTATGCGGCTTGAAACGCGGTCAGCTATCTTCCAGACAGATCTGGGTATGCGGTGTGACTGAGTAAGAACCTCTGATGCGCCCTCCAATCCAATGAAGCGATTTATGTCTGCACCGGCCCAGCCGAAGATTCCTTGGTCGTCGTCACCCGCAACATACATTCGTTCGCACTTGTTATTAATGAGGTGGGCAACTTTCCACTGCAAAGGTGTGAGATCCTGTGCTTCATCCAGAAACACAACTTTCAGTTCTGGAATCAAGGCTTCGTTTTCGGACAGATCAACCAACATGTCTGTGAAATCCGTCAACCCATTTTTTCTTTTGAACTTTTCGTATTCCGAAAAAATGTGTTTGAAGTGGTAAGAAGTTTCGAGGAGGTTCATTCGATTGTAGGCCCACTGAGGGCCGTGGTCCGTGGTTCGCGCTAAGTCAATCGCCCGCATGATGGGATGGTTGCTGCGGAAGGTAAGAAAGCCCTCGTCTTCAACGGCCTCAACACTTTCTGTGAGGTTCACACCTACGATACTGCTGAACTCTTTTAGGTGTGCTTCCTTCAGAACCCCTGCTCCGCTGAGACCTAGAAGCTGAAAGGCGAGAGAATGAAGGGTTCGAAAGAAAATAAAATCCTTGTCGGGGTTTAATCCAAACCGGGCGACGGCGCGGTCCCGTGCCTCGTGTGCGGCTTTTTTTGTGAAGGCGAAATAACCTATCTGGGTGGGAGGCGTACCCCCCGACAGCAACTCCTCGACATGATTAAGAAGCGTGGTGGTTTTCCCCGTACCGGGAGGGCCAAAATATCTAAACATCTTTTTTCATCAATATGGCGTCAAGGTCGTATCCCAGTTCTGAAAGCAACCGTTCCACTTTATAAATGGAGAGCTGGCGTGGTGCGTTGATATTTTCGTAGTCGGAAATTGTGCGCTGGCTCATTTTGGTTCTTTGTGCCAAGTCCCGTTGGGTTAACCGGGTAGAACATCGCAGATCACGGAGCAAGATGGACCAATGGTTTTGCGAATGCGGCTTTGGACTGAGGGGGGCTTCGTGGGAAAGGTTGCGCGGCCTTTTGCCAATATCTACGGAAGAAAGTTGCGCGAAGTAGTGCTTTGCACATAGGAGAGTTTCACCTAACTGAATAGCTGACTTGGTGTCGCAGAAGCTACATTTTTTGTTTTCTGTCATCAGAAGGGGATGTCCTCGTCACCGTCAAATTTAGAGCCAAACTCTTCTTCGATGGGTTCAAACGCGGGGATAGACCAGCAGCGGACAGGTCTTCCATTAATACTGAGTTGTTCGGACAACCCGTCAATGTCGCGGAGCCTCTGAGCAATTTTATTGGACCGGTAGTCGGTAAACTTTTGTCGTTTTAAGAAAGCTTCCAGATCTTTCAGACGAAAGTAGGTGCGGTTGTTGGATTCATTGGTCCAGGGTCTTCGTAGCAGGATCTCTTCCCTGTCCATCGCGGCTTGCATGTGCGTCGTAAATTCCTCCAACAGCTCGTAAAACTGACCCCTGATGGAAGTGTCCTCTGAGGTATGAATTACGGCACCTTCTGTGTCCACCATCATGGACAGTAGCGCGTTCATTTGGGCTTCCCAAGCCTGTCGGGTAATGGTGCGCGGCATCTGGTTGATTTGTTCCATGCACAAGATCTGGAATTTTGGCTGGCGCTGGAGAGCTTCGGTGTCCAGCTCTACTGGACTTCCGTTAACATCCAAGAACCATAGAGGTGGTTCAGAATCATATTTTCTAAGATTAGCAATTCTTGGAGTATTGGCGTTACCACCAACACCAAACCTACGGCTACGACACAAATCTCGATTGCAAAAATTGCAAATTGGTTGGTCCGAGCATTTGTACTGGTAATCCTTTTTTCGTAGCTGCTCCGCGACGACATTAACCTCTTTAAGATCGAGTGGCGGTTTGAGCACAGCTTGGTTGTATTCGAGGATTTTTGTTTCCCAGTCATTTGGAAAAGCCTTTCTCAGATAGACACCAAGATTAAAAAGCCCATTGTTCCTAGTACCTTCTGGGAATCCTTGACGCAACAAAATTTGAAGGCACGGTGGACCATTTTTAATGCGCTCGTCTACTTCGACGGTTTCTTTTTCGAGGAGGCTCTCCATCTCCTGTGGTGTAATGGAAGCAGCTTCCGCCATCTCCACAAATTCTTCTAAGGTCGCAGCCTCACCCCCCAGTTTGAAAGCGTAGCGCAGTCCATTCTCGTGATTAAAATAAGGGAGGTTGAGGAAATTCCCGGTGTCGCCACGCTCAAGGACTAGCTGGATTTGTTTTGGGAAAATTTCCGTTCCAGCCGCACAGCCTATCTCGCTGGCTAATTCCTTCAATTTGTTTTGAAGTGTTTCGGCGGGGACGGATTCTTTGAGAAATAGAAAAACATGGCCACCACCGGATTTACTCCGGCAGACCACAAGTGGAAGTTTTTGACGGTGGACCGTTTGAACAAGGGCGGTGTGGTCAAGGGGGTATTGGTCGATGTCAATTGCGCCCCAGAAACAGGAATTTTTTTCATTAATGGGAATAATTCCCACTCCCTGCTCACCGTTAAGGTGTTTCTCAAAGGTAGCCAGTGTGCGCTTGGCGCGGACCACACTGGCTTTTCCTTTGGTCTTTCCGTTCGCTTGCTTTCCCGTGAGGTTGTAGGTGCCATAGGCGGCTTCCAACCCACGGAAAAGCAGCGCGAAACGCCTGATTAGTTCCTTGTCCATGCGTACAAAAGAGGGCGAAGCCCCCCCTAACTAGAAAGGAACGTTATCAGAGTCAGTGGTGTCTTCCTCACGGTTGTGTTGGACTTTTACCTGTCCCGCACTAATAGACTCCGCGAACAATTTTGCCTCCTGATATAAGGCCAGATCCCCTACCAGAGAATCCTTGGAGATTTCCCAACCGTGCCAGGAACCATTTTTGTTTTCCTCTGGCGTACTTTTCAGCAACCAGATATGGGCGAACCGTGCGGGAGTAAACAAGATTCCTTTTCCATCCTTCATCTTCAAGGATTTCAAGGCGCTGTTCCACTGTTTACTCTTCTTGAACTGAGTGGCCTTCATGGAAAGTAAGGCTTGTTGAGTCATGCCATCTTCATCAATGACCAGGACATAGTGCTGGGCGGTTCGTTCGATGTAGCGTCCATTTCCGTCCACTACGTAATCTTTATTGTCTTCCCCGCGCTGAGTTTCGGGCATCTCCTCACCAGCAGAATAGATATTGTAGGGTGCTCCCGAACCCGTGCCACGGGGTTCCCACTCAATATATTCGAGTCGGTAGGCACAGTTTATTACGTGGACACCAGACTTCCCGGAAACTCCTTCCTTGGTCACACTGTTAAAGATGTCTCCAGCGTGAACATCCAAATCATCCAGCTCCGGGGACATTTTTTGAAGAACCTTCAGGAACGGAATTGCAAGATCCTCAGTTTTGAGATCCACAACTCCTATTCCAGCATCCTCTCGAAACATGTCGGCGTCTATGATTGCGGGGAGTTTTTCTTTACCATTTCCCTTGCGCTTTTTAACTGCTTGTGTCTGAGCCATGATCATTTCCCTCTCTTGATAGCTGCGCGTTGTGAAATAAAAGCCCCGAATAAATCCATCGGGATGGCGTTACCCGTTTCAACCTTCTCTCGAAGCCAGCCTTTCAGGGTCATGGGTTCGATCTTCTCGGCCTGTTGGGGGGTAAAACCTTGGCTTCCGCACATTACCATGAAGGCTTGTGCGTCTTGATCCTCACCCTTTCCAAACGTAACGGTCACATTGTTTTTGATAATGTCGCCGTCACCGTGCTCCCGAAGCCAGTTGTAGGCTTCGTCTAGTCGGTTCTTGGGGATGCTGGCTGCGTAGATGGGTTTGACAGAGATTTCACTGCCATCCTTCATCACCACTTTTTCAAGGTTTAGATCTTCCAGAGCTTCGGGGAGAAGCTCATCAGTGACCCTGCGAAGAGCTTTTTTAGAGTTCTTTAGCTCTTCTTCCTGAAGACTAACTTTTTCCTGCAAGCTGTTGGCCTCATTGGCGAGGCGAGCAACCTTGTCCAGCTTGGTGTCGTCAAGTTTGTCGATCTGGTCGGAATTGGCGCTTGAATCTTGCGCCATCTGGGATAAAATATCTACCATTCTTTTTTTCCTTTCCTTGTTCGTTGTCAATTTTTCGGCGGTTGACTTAACCGTCGAGAGGGTTTATATAAAACTTTGCGGGACAATGCAAGATAAAAAATACATTTTTTTCTCAGAGCCTTATGCGCACCAACGCGAGGCTTTTGACGCCAGCGCGGACGCGCAAAGCTTTGCTCTTCTTCTGGACATGGGAACCGGGAAAACTAAGGTGACCCTGGACACTGTAGCCTATCTGTTTGAGAAATCCTCCATTGAATTTGTTTTGGTGGTCGCCCCGAAAGGTGTGATTGCTAACTGGACACCAGAGATCGAGCGGCACCTACCGCCGCGTATCGAACGAGAGGTGGTCCTGTGGAATCCCGGTCTGAGCCAGAAGCGTCGTGACGAATTGAACGAGCTGCATACAAAGAATAGGCGGCTAAAGTTTCTTTTGATGAACGTAGAAGCTTTCAGCACCAACAAAGGGGTGGATGTCGCAGAGATTTTTGTAAACCGATTCAAAACCTTTATGGTTATCGACGAGAGCACTACGATTAAGAACCGGAAGGCAAAACGAACAAAGGCATTATGTGCCGTGGGCCGGGGTGCGGCATACAGGCGCATCTTGACAGGTTCACCGGTCACCCGTTCCCCGCTGGATTTGTTTTCGCAAATGGCCTTTTTAGATCCCGGTATCTTGGGCTTTTCATCTTACTATGCGTTTCAGGGCCGCTACAGTATCGTGCAGCGCAGGACCCTTGGATCACACAGCTTTAATCAGGTGGTTGGTTTCCGGAGACTTGATGAATTGACAGCTAAACTTTCAGAACACTCATACCGCGTGAAAAAGGAGGACTGTCTGGATCTTCCAGACAAGGTCTATACCAAGAGAACAGTGGCGCTGACTCCAGAGCAACAGAAGGCGTACCAGCAAATGAAAAAGCTGGCGCTCGCTCGACTGGATAGCGGGGAGTTGTCTACGACGAAAAATGTACTCACACAGATCATGCGCCTACAGCAGATTTGTTGCGGAAACCTGACGGACGATGATGGCAAGGTACACGCTCTGCCCTCTAACCGCATCAAGGAGCTAATGGATTTATGTGAGGAAGTTCAAGGCAAAGCGATCATATGGGCGACATGGACCATGGACATTCGCTCGATTGCTACGGCCTTGCGAGACTGCCATGGCGTACAGGCAGTCTCAACGCTCCACGGGGAAACCCCTGATTCTGAGCGCCAACAGATCGTGGAAAATTTCCAGGATAGGCAATCGGAATTACGTTTCCTCGTGGGGCACCCTCGAACGGGAGGTTATGGGTTAACGCTGACGGCAGCAAGCACCGTCATCTATTTCAGCAACAGCTACGATCTGGAGCTTCGAGTCCAGAGCGAGGACCGTGCTCACCGTATCGGTCAGACAAACAAAGTAATTTACGTGGATCTTATTGCGCCCGGTACGATTGACGAAAAGATCGTAAAATCGCTTCGCGCAAAAATTAATGTGGCAGATCAGATAATGGGCGAGACTGCGCGAGACTGGCTACTGTAGCAATGGAGTGGCGCGATTCAATTATTCCTGATTACGAGGTGTCTGAATACGGCGACCTTCGTCTGCTAAAAAACAAATCCAACCTATTGGCCGGGAAAATTCTGAAAGGCCGGATTGGTAAGGGGGGATATCGAGAATACCAACTCAGCGTTGGCGGTATTCGGGTACACTTATACGCTCACCGTTTGGTCTTGGCCGCGTTTATCGGGCTACCGCCGACACCACAGCACCAATGCGCCCATTGGGACGGTGATCCAACCAACAATCACTATACCAACTTGCGCTGGGCTACACCTGGAGAGAATTCGGCGGACAGGGTGCGTCATGGTCGCCATATGAAGGGGCATCGCAAGTTCACGGCGGAAGAGGTCTTGGATATGAGGAAACTGGGAGATAGCGGTAAAAGTTATTCTTACATCCGCCAAAAATACAAAGTTTCAAAGGGGAATCTCAGCGCGATAATAAACCGCGACACTTGGAAACATATCTAAATCAGGTGAGGCTGCGCGAGACTGGCTGCTCTAAGTTTTTCCAAACCTTTCCGTCGTAAACCTGTGCTCGGTTCCGGTTTTTATTAATCGGTTCGACGTAGCTCACGTGGACCCAGCCGGAGTTCGGGTCGCCCTCTCTATAAAACTCCAAAATCAACTGGTCGAATATCAGGTTGTCCATGATCCAACGAGCTACGACCTTGTTGTCCACCCATGGGACTTCAAAGTCTACCGCTTGGCCCGTTAT